GGCCGCGACCCAGGCTCCGGCCTCGGTGCTAGTCACCAGCGATACAAATTCCTGCATTTCAAGTCTCCTCATAGAAGTGGTGACGACCGATCGTCGCGATGAAGCGCATGCTCTCCGCATCGCTCCAGCTGGGCTTGATGGATGTCGTGTGGTAGTGGGTCGGGGTCTCGCCGACGCCATGACGCAGAGCTTGCGTTAAATTCTCCAGCGCGCGCAGAAACTCAGGCTCGTCAGGTTGCAGGCTCTCAACGACCCGCCTATTCGGGTCGCGGGCGTTCCAGCAGCTGTACTGCCACGGCTTCTTCGCGACCGTCCCCAGCGTGCTGCCCCACCATCCTCCTCTCTGCGCGCGGGTGATGATGGTCGCCGCCACCCAGCGCTGACCTTCGTCGCTCTCGCCTCGAGCTTCGCCGAAAATAGTTCTCGCCGCCGTCTGTAGATCGCCCATGCTCGGCACGATCGTCATTCCTTGCCCTCCCGCACCGAGCGGATGAGCAGCACCGCGAGGCTCTCGGCCTGCTCCGGCGTCAACTCCCATCGCCTGCCGTTCGACGTGACGTGGATGTGGCCCCGAACGCGATCGACCTCCACGTTGACCAGCTTTTTCTCACTCATCCGCCTCTCCGCCCTGCTCAGCGTTGGCCCAAGCGCAATTCCCGTCTGGGTAGACGAGCAAAAGCTCGACCCCAGCCTTCGCCTGATCAGCTGACAGGCGGCGGTGGCCCCTGCCCGCGTAGTCGGTCGCGCGGACCTCTATCAGTGTCACCGACGCAGCCACAACGCCGCGCCGCTTTACAGCCACCAGATCACAGAGGCTGTGACTGCCCCATGCCGTGAAGCACTCGTATTTCCGCCGCGACAGCCACGCGATAGCAGTCGCCTCTGCGGCTTTGCCGGTGGCGTGCGGCCCATAGCCAGCATCACCGGAGGTGGTCATATAGCCACGCACCGCCACCACCTATGGCAGCGAGGAACGCCCCCAGGCGGAGCATTACGAAGAAGCCGCCCCTTCCCATGTTGAGCGCCTTAATGAGCTGTTTGCAGTCTTCGCGGATCGCCTTTACATCGTCTCGCAAATCGACGATCGCCTGCTCGGCTTTCGCAAGCCGGTCTCGCTCCTCGGGGGTCATGACGGCTTACTCCTACTCAATTTTTGCGCGCCAGCGCCCGCGTCCAGGGGACACGCCAGCCCATCGCCACGCACCATGACGATCGTCCAGGTGCCCTTCTCGGCGCTTTCAAACAGCACGATCGCGTACCCCCGCACGGATACACCTCGCCATGTCGGCACCTCGCCGTGGGCACGCTCAAGCCGCTCCGCCGCCAGCCCAAGATCCATGCACGGGGTCTGCGCCATTGACGCAGGCGCAAAAAAAGCCGCCCAAAGAGCGGCTGCTGCGGCGAGAGCGCGGGAGGTCATTGTGACGGGTTGTAGCCAGGGTCGTCTCCTGGCCGCACAGTAATGTAAAGGCCGCGACGACTGGCCGTCCCCAGGCTTGTCACAGAGCGCAGGATCTCTTCCAGCGCCTTGCTCCTGTTCTTGCCGGACGCCATCTGCTTGATGAGGTCGATGCCTTTCGGATCGTCAGCCAACAAGCGGCCCACCGCGCGGAAGAATGCTTGCTCGCCCATGCCGTCAACGGCCTCGCGCATTCTTTTGACGGCGGTCAGCGGCGCAATGTTCATGGCCTGTCGCGTCCTCGACATTGCCTCTCCGCCTTCAGCGGCTGTCCGTTGGAAAGGCTGTGTCACGCTGTTATCTGCAAGATCCGTCGCGCCGGTGGCCTTGAGCACGCGCATAAACTCCCGCATGCCATTCATAACACCATCGCGGCTCTGGCCTTGGATGTCGGCTAGCGTGTGGGCGAGCTCTTTCATCACCTCCTGCTGGCGAGGCGTCGAGAAAATGCTGTCCGCGAAATTAGCCCCGGCGGTCACGCTGGCGGTCTTGCCCTTCGCCGCTTTCATGTTTTCAAAGAAGCGTTCCATCCTCTTCTCAAGCGCCAGTCGCGCGAAGTTGCGGACCAGATCCTGACGGGCCGACTGCTCCGTCGCGTTTGGCCCAGTGCCTCGGAATGTGACACCAAGGTCGCCTGCCGCGTCTCCACTTCTTCCGATGCCAAACGCAGGGTTCGCGTTCAGCTTGTCGATCACGGGCTGAACTATCTCGTCGCTGCCCTTGAGCATCACGTTCAGAATGCGGCGCACTTCCGGCCCAGTGATCGTTTCGACGCCAATGTTCACGTCACCGATAGGCGCGGGCAGGATCAGGTCCACGATCTTGTTGGCATCGACGCGAGCGCCTTTGGTGACCTGCGATCCCCCCCGCTGTTCAGCCAGCTTGGCGATGCTGGCCTCGAAAGACTGCGGCCCAAAGAGCGGATCTTGCGTGACGGCGCGGCGAGCATCGACCGTGTCGCCAAACTCTGGCAAAACGGCCCGATCAATATCCATTGCCTCCTTGAAGCGCGGGTCGGCCTCTTCCAGCAGAGCTTTCAGCTCCTCGTTAAGCGGCCCCAGCGCAGCGCGCGCCTCGCCACTCTCTGAGGTGTTGAGGGCCTCGCGCATTGCTTTATAGGTGCCGTGCAGGTCTCCGACATTCAGGCGGGGAACCATTTCAACGACATCATCTCCCGTTTCCGGGTCTACCGATCGCTGGCGACGCTTCAGCCCATCCACGAACTGCCGAGCCAGAGATGAGTAATCTTTGCCGGCGGCGGTATCGAGAACGCTTTCAGCCTGCTCCAGCAGGTTGTCGTAGTCGTCAATGTTGATCTCTGTGTTTGCGGCAGCCCTAAACAAGCCTCGAGGGCCTGTTGTGCGCGCCACCAAGCGCTCACGGCCTTGAGCGATGTCTTCAGCCATCTGCCCAGCGACACGCGACGGAACCGTTCTCAGGCCGCTTGCCGGCGGCTGGCCCGTCAAGTCGTCGATATAGCGCCGAATAGCGGGTGCCACGACGCCTTCAGATAGACGCGCTAGCCCTGGCGCGGCGAGGCTTGGACCGCCTGGCGCGCTTGGCATCAGCGGCTCAATGTTACTGCGACCAATGCGGTTTGCGACCACATTCACGGCCTCGGGAGCTTGCCCCATGGTGCGCGACTGCTTCAGCAGTCTCTCGGCCCCGGTATCTCCGGTCACGTCTTTGATCGCCTCGCTGGCGTTGATGGGGACGCCATATTGCCGCCCCAGTTCCATGAGCTTTTGAGCGCGTGAAAGGCCGGCGACATCAAGATCACCTTCTGGCGTCTTGGGCATGCGCTCGGCGATGATGGCGTTCGGATCTTTGCGCAACGCGCCAGTAACTGCTTGTCCACCAAGCGCCGTCACCAGTCCGGCGAGCGGCCCATATTGCGCGGCAGGCCCGCCGACCTCTTGCAATGTTTGGTCCACCGCTCCAGCCGCTGCCGGAACAGCCTGCGACGTAAGCGCCCGGCCACCCGCTCGCAGATACTCGCCAGCTCGCGATGATGGCGCGGCTCGGCCCATATTTCGAAATTGATTCGTGGCGGCCTTTGCTGCTGACGTTCCGCCGCGCAAAAGACCCGCCGCTCCGCCAGCGATCGCGAACGGGCTGACATATTCACCGATCGTTTGCGCGTACCTGCCCGTTGCCGTGGCCGGCTTTTCGTTGATAAATTCCCTCACGCCCCTTGGCACGCCGGCCTTTTCGAGATCCGTCAGTCCGGCGTCTATAAACTGCTGCCCTCCTTCAAAACGCGTTCCCTCAAAGACATTGGCGTCCAGCCCCGTCAGGGCCTCCACCATTGCTAGGATGTCGCCAGGAATGCCGGGAATGCTCGCCGTTCCGATCAGCATGCCGCGTAACGCCGCAAGCGTCGCGTCTTTCAGAACAGGCGGTTCAGCAGTCGCGGCGTTAGCGTCGTTTACTCGCTCGTCTATTTGTTGCTGCGTAAGAGCCGCCATATCAATTCCTCCCTCGAATAGCGGCGTCAGCCTTGGCGACATCCGCAGCCGCAGTCTTCTCAGCATCTTGGTTTTGTCGCAGCTGCTTTAATACATCGGCCCAATACGGCAGCCTGACTGCGCCCTGTTTCTCTTCCTCCGACAAGCTCCTCCACCATTCCGCGACGGCAATGCCGCTTGGCAGTTTTTCAAAAAAAAGCGCTTTGGGTATTGCGGAGGTAGACATATCCCCAAATTGGGAAGTATGCCCAAAGCCCATAGGGGGCAGGCCGGCCTTAATTGCCTTCACAACGTCTGGGGTCAAAACGCCCACGAACGGCGCGCGCATATTGTCAAGAAACGCTTTTGTCCGAGCATCTCGCCTTTCTTGTAGAGAAAGCCGCGCCTGCATGGCGGCCTGCGCCGATCGCTGTAGGGCGTCCGCAAATGTTTTGCTGAACGGCTTGCCGACAAGCCCTTTCAGAACACCAATTTGCAATTGCTCCGCGTAAGACTGCCCTGCCGCAATGCTTCTGGCCTCCTCTTCTGTGACTTGCTTGCCCGGCTCCAAGATGCCGAAATAAGCCTTGATCGCGCCCACCGCCGAAACCGACGTGTTTTGCTCCACGTTCTTAATCAGCGTATTATAATTCGCGAAAGCTTCCTCAAACGCCCGCGCGTCCTTGTTATATTCCGTATAGATCGGTTGCGCGGCTTTTTGCGCTTCTCGCGGGTCGCCATAGTCCGCGATCAACTTCAAGGCCTTAGCGGCCATTTCACCGTCTCGCAGCATGCGGGACTGTTCGAGCATCGCAAGCACATTTTGCCGCACGCCATCCGGCAGGGTTTGGGCAAGGCTCGGCGACTCTGCCTGTTCCGAGATAGACATCATCTCGCCCGTGCTCGTCATCATCGTCGGCTGCTCTGGCGCTCCCGCCAAACGCTCAACGGCCAGCTGATCAGAGGCCGGCATGGTTAGGGTCTGAGCAGGCGCTGCGCCGGTCGTGCGCTGGCTGCCAGGGAACAGCATGGCCATGCCAGGGTCGTTCGCGAGCGCCTCTCGGGCAGAAGCATCAAGGTCCTGCAAAGGCGGCGAAGGAAGCTCCTGCGAGGTGACCTCGACTATGGGAGCGGCGGTAACGCCAGGGCCAGGCATGCCGCGCTGAGCCTGCGCTCTGTCGTTGGCTTCTTTTACCGCCCATGAGCCTGCGTTTAGTCTCTCCGCGAGCTTTGCCAGCGTGCCGCCGGGGCCAAAGTATGCCTCTTGTCGCGCTTCTTCCAACTTCTTCTGGTCAAAGCTCAGTTGAGCATCTCGTATCTGCAAACCAAGCAGGTTCGCTCTCTGCGCTTGCAGGCCAGCCTCGCGACGGGCCTTGGCCATCTCCAGGAAATTCTGGCCGAGCGCTTGAGCGCCTTCGCCGAGCCCGCCCAGGGCGTCAGGCGCTTGCCCAAGCGACGGGGCCGGAGCCTGCAGGCGCTGCGCCTGACCCTGCGGCGCGAGCAGGCCGAGGTTGACGTAGGGCATCGGCTGCCGGAGCAAGCCGGGCGTCGCCATCGGAACTTGTGTAGCCATCATCAGTCTCCGCTAGCCGACCGACTGGCCGAAAGTGTTGATGAAGCCCCCGCCGCCTGCGCCCGCTGCCGCAGTGCCAAGCAGACCCAGGCCTTGCGGCCCCAGACCCATGGCCAGAGAGCCTGCACCAGCCAACAAGCTGCCAAGGTTAAACCCGCCCGTGCGGATCGGGGCGCGCGTGGTCGAGCCCATCGGCGTCTGACCCAGGATGCTTTGACCCAGCGCCAGCTGCGCAAGCGGGTAGTTCTGCTCCTCAAGGAACTGCCGATAGGCGAGATCGAGGTTGCTCTGCGTCATGCCCTGCTCAGCGGCACCGGCCTGCAGGAGCGCGTTGATCTGCCCCATGCGAGCCGCGTCCTGCGCCTGCTGGGCCGCACCAAGCTGCCCCGCCGCCGCCCGCCGCGTCTCAGCCGCAGCCATCTGGTTCGCAATGTCCTGCTGTCGCAGCTGTTGAGCGTTCGAGAACCCGGCCTGGCGCAATTGAGCCGCCGTGTCGGCCGACTGCTTGGCATAGGCCTCGTTGGTCAGCGCAGCCTGCACGCCGGCGCGAGATCCGCCGAAAGCGCCAGCCGCCACGGCTTGATCATTAACGCTCTGCTGAGCCATCTGCCGCGCGCGGTCAATGTCGGCCAGCGACCGGCTGACGACCATGTCTTCGTAGGGGTTGTTGTACGCGCTCAGATCAGAGCCCGCGATCTGGCCGCCCTGGTATCCGGCAAGATCCTGCGCCACGCTCGCGCCGTAGTCGCCCGCCGGCTGATAGCTCGCCAGCTGGTCGAGGCCCTGCTGCTGCCGCTGCGTGAAGTCCGCGATCAGCGGGGACTGATAGCTGATGTAGGGTCGGTTCTGCAACGTCGCGGCGGTCGCTAGCTGCCCCTCAGCAAATTTGCGATACGGCTCCGGGATCTCCGTCGTCGTCGTCGCCGTCTTGGTCCCGCCCTTGCTCATGTCCGCAGCCCCTTTCTCAGCGCTACTCCGGCCTCGGTAAAACCGCGACCAGCCATCACTCTCCGCCAGCCGGGTCGGCCAACGATCTCCATCCGCTCGGCGTTATTCGCCCGAGCCCAGCTTTCAATATCGTCATACATGCTTAAGCACTCAGCCATGTCGCCGCTCGCCAGCCAAACGCGGCAGGCCCGGCCTGACAGCGGGTACTCGTAAAATTCGGTGATGATGTCCGAGCGCTCGCCCCGCCACCAATTGGCCTCACCGCTCTTTACCGCCTGCGCGACATGCTCGAGCGCGTGCGTGTCCCCGGCGAAATTCAACGCCCGCTGCAGTCGATCCAGCCTATCCATCAGCGGCCCTGCTGGTCCTCGATCAGCGTGCCCAGGACATTCGCGACATCGGCGACCGTGGCCGTGGAGGCGTCCAACGTGCGGGTCGTCGCCGTCGTCGTCACCGTGAACTCGCCGGCCACGCGCTCGCTGCTGCTGTCAAACGCGGCATTGAGCGCGCGCACGAGATCCGCCGCCCAGATCTGCAAGTTGTCAGCAGACGAGGGCGGGTCCGGGAAGCGCGCGACCATCAGCGTGCTGCGTCCAGAAGCTCGACATCGAAGCGCATTTTGCCGACGCGCCACGCAAGCTGCGCCGAGTTGCTCGACGCCTTGAACCGCAGGCTGCGGCCCGTGATCCGCGTGTCCACGGTCGTCGTCGTGCTGATCACGTCATTGATCGCACCGGCGGTCTCTGTGCCTTGCGGATAGATCTTTGAAAAGAATTGCAGCTTGAGCGCGTTGGACAGGTCGCTGTCGGTCAGCACGAAGTCGGGTATTGCCTGCCGGATCGCGTACAGGTTCTCGCCCTCGTCGATATAGGCCCCGCCGGTCTCGATCGAGTAGGCCAGCGGGTTTCCATCATCCCCAGCGCCGGGTATCTCGTGGTTATAGATATTGCCAGAGCTGTCGACCCCGATCGGGTTAAGCTCGATCGAGCGGTCGATCATGGCAGTGCGATCAAGCTCGCCGATCCACCAAACGTCCGCGCCTTCCTTGTATGACCAAACGACGACGCGATCGACCTCGGTGCTGCCGGCGCTCGGATACAGCCAGCCGACCTCGCCAAACTCGGCATTGCAGAAGCCGACGATCTTTTGACGCTGCGCGAGGTTGAGCCCCGGCCCCAGATCGGCATTGAACACATGCTTTGCGACCGGACACGGGAGGCTGCGGACGACGCCGTCGTAATACTGAAATTGCCCATCCGCCATCCACGCGACAAACGTGTCGCTGGCCGCAAACGCCTGCAGGCCGAGGATCGGGGCCGCTTCCGCCAACTTGGTCAGCTGGAAGACAAACGCGCCGCCGATATGGCGCAGTGAATAAGCTGCCGTATCGGTCCAGACCACGATCTCGGCCTTGGTCCTCGATGCCGCGCGGATCTCGCTGCCGTCCAGTAGCCGGACATCTCCAGCATCATTGGTCGAGGCAGCAGTCCAGGTCGTGAGCGTCCCCTGCGCGGCCCATCGGATCTTCATCGGGTCATCATCCGCGCCGAATGTGATCAGGTGCCGGCTCTGCGGGTTGACGATGATAAAGTTGCACGGCGGCGCGTTGGTTACCTCGACTGCCCTGGTCGAGACGCCGTTGGTCGCGTCCCACTGATAGATCGATCCCTGCTGTCCTGGCGCACACAAGGCATCCTCGCCATAGGCCTGGATGCTCCAGACGCGCGGAGCCAGTTCGATCGTCGAGCTTGAGCGCGCGGTATTCCAGGTGCTTTCGCCGTAGCCGCCGACGCCGTAGCCGTACTCGAACGTGCCGTCAGCCTCGCCGTTCACGAGGACGCCGCGCGCGGTCATGCTCGCGCCACCGCCCGTCGTGGTCGAAGTCGCCGCCGAGGTCGCCTCGTAGGTGAACGTGTTGGCATCCACGACCGTGGCGACAGTATGCTCGCCGTCGATCGTCAGGCCGCCGACCGTGCCGCTCGCGCCGTCCAACACCACGCGCTGACCAACGACCAGTTGGTGCGCCGTCGCCGTCACCGTCACCGTGGCATCCGTGTCCGTTGTCGAGATCGGGTCGGTGCCGAGAGAGATCGCCGCCGCCGCGAATGGCGTGATGTCGCTGACGGCACCGCCTTGCAGCACTTGCAGGTGGCTGTGCGTGCCGGCGAAAACATTGCGCGTCCCATCCAGCTCAGCCGAAGATAACAGCGTCCGCGTCTTGCCCGTGAACGTGCCTTGCGTTTTCTTTTGCCACCCGCCGATCGTCTCGGCCTTGCCATTATAAAAACGCACAAGCGATCCCGCCGTGTAGCGGAAGGGCGCATCGACGCCTGGTGCGTCGTCGGTGAAGATACCGGGCCTTGGCTCGAAGCTGACGAAAGTCATGCCACGCTCCTACCGCAAGATCACCGCGTGAGCTTCCCAGCCCGAGCACGCAACGCCGCTTGTGCTGGTGTCCAACTGGGCGAGAAACTGAAACTCCATGCCGCGATCGGTCGCGCCGATCGCCTTGTCGGCCAAGTTGAACATGCAGCTGGCCGTGAGAGGTGTATACGTCGATCCGGTGCCGCGGCGTTGATAGACCGCCTCGTAGGGGTAGTAACCGCTGCTGCCGGGTGCCCCGCTTTTCTGCTGGATGATCGCCGAGCACAGCGTCGTGGACGCGATCGTCGCTGTCAGGAACAGGTTGAGCGAGATCGACACCAGCTCGGTCCCGGCCGGAAAGACGATCTTGTTGTTGGCCGCATCCGCCATCGAAAGCGGGTCGTGCGTCACGTCGCCAGAGGCGAACGTCAGCAGAACCTCGCTCGTCGTCGACGCCAGCGAAACCTCGGTCTCGGACGCGATCGTCACCGCCGGCATGATCGACAATGGCTCGACATTGGTGCCGTCGCATCTCACCCAAACCGGCCGCGTGCTCGCCGGGATCACCACGCCCGTGCCGCCGCTCGTCTTGACCGTCACACTGTATTGATAGGCGGTCGCCTGCGTGCAGCTGTTGGTGACGCAGTACAGCTTGGACTTGGCCGGCACGATGACATTGCAGTTCGCCGTGATGGTGCCAGACAAAGCCAGATGGCTCGCACGCGCTTGGTTGGCCGAGTAGTCCGTCGTCGTCAGCGTCACGTCGCTCGAGGACAGCGTGATGCTGGTGCTGCCGGCGACAGCCGCCTCGATCAGATCCAGCTGCGTGTTTAGGACCGTGCCCCAGGCATTGTTGTTCGCCCCGGTGTCCTGCTTTTCCAGGCCGAGGATCGTCGTGGCTGTGCTCATGGCGCTGCTCCTACTGGCGTCCAGGCCTGCGCGGCCTCATCCCAGTTGTACATTTTCCCATCGCTCGGATACGGAACCGGCGGCTCCCAGAGGCAGGACGCCTCGTCCAGCGTCCAAGACGGGTACGGCTGCGGAGGGATAAACGCATCGCGTTGACGGTCGTAGGTGTAGCCGATGCCAGCGTAATTTTTTCGCAGGGCAACGCCGTTGTCTGGCGTGTCGCTGTTGGGGGCATAATGCACCCCGCCGCGCGTGTTATAGCTCGTCTGGACCCACTCGCCGGGCTGGGCGTCGACGAACTCCTGTTCGGCGACGATGACCTGGGTGACGATATCGTTTTCAATTTTCGCGAAATGGCTCATGCCGTGTAGGTTCCCGAGGAATTATATTGAAGCACGGTGTACGACCCATCCGTTGTGACGGTCGGGCTTCCGGTCGTCGTGCCGCTGTAGTCTGCCGTGAGGACGCGCAGGATAACGACTCCCGAGCCGCCGTTGCCCGTGGCCCAGGACTGACCTCCGCCAGAGCCAGACCCAGTGTTCGCGGTCGCGTTACCAGATGCTACGGTGTAGGTTCCGCCATCCGTTCCACCCCCGGCCCCCCCGGCTCCCACCGAGTAAGAAGCACCTTGTTTGCCGCCGCCGCCGCCACCCGCCCGAGTAACCGCTGCGCCGGTAATGTCACTGGATACGCCAGTCCCGCCATCCCCTCCAGCAGAGGAGCTTCCAGCAGCCCCAGCGGCTCCCGCTCCCCCGCCGCCGCCGCCGCCATGAGCGCCAGTCTGCGGGCCACCAGTCCCGCCCGCGTATCCTTGGTTGGCGGTTCCAGCGCCACCGGCTGTGGTGTTATAGCCGCCGCCGCCACCACTTCCGCCGCCGCTTCCGGGCGAGCCGCCTGTGTTTCCTCGACCGCCGCCACCGCCTACGGTGGTTATGTCCGCAAACACGCTAGATGAACCGTTATTGCCTTGGGCTTTCGGGCTGTTGGGGATACCAGCGCCGCCAGCGCCGACCGTAATTGTGTATGTAGTGCCGACCGAGACCAACTTCGCGGCTTCCGCAGACGCGCCGCCGCCAGAGGTCTGACCGCTCTTATTGGTCCGGTATCCGCCAGCACCGCCGCCGCCGCCAGCCCCGTCATCATTCCCGCCCGATGCTCCGCCCGCGATAACCAAATATGTTATTGGTATGGTCATGGCGGGCCAGATCCCCCCGCCCTGCGCTTCTTGAGCGTCAACCAGCGACCAGATGCCAGACGCCGCAGAAGTAGTCGGCGTGTTGGCAGGTCCAATGATCCCGCCGTTCCCGGCCATTAGCTGATTTCCTCGAACGAGCAAACCGCCTCAAGATCGCCGGTTGCATTTGCGGTCAGCCGGAGGGCGTCGCCCTCCAGCAGGTACAGCGGCTTGCTCAAAACATCCAGGCTGGCATCTGCCGGGACCACGACCGTCTTGGCGATATGATAGGCGGTGCTTGAGCGATAGAGGTCAACGGTTACGTCTGCGTCGTTCGTTCCGTCGATATTCGAGACGATGAGTAGGTTGACCTTGTAAATTTTGCCGGACGCCGCCGAATTGGTGACAATGGCCGTCGCGCTCGTGCCGACCGCTTGGACGGCGGTGTTACCATTGATCGTCGCGACATTTACAATATTGGGGTTAGCCATTTCCTAGCCTCCAAAAACGATCGCGAGCGCGATGCTTTTCCCGGCGGAAATGCCGCCGTTATTGTCTACATATTGTTTTGTCGCGGCCTTTAACGCCGCGTCAGGGTCTCCAGCCAGCACTAGGTCGCCAGTCATCGTGCCGCCCGCCAGGGCGAGGTAGTCAGCCGCCGCAGCCGTCGCCATCGTTCCCAGCCCCAGGTTGGTGCGTGCCGCCGAGGCCGTGGAAGCGCCG